AGTAGTTATCTGGTCGGGTATCGTTTGTTTTCACGCGCTTTGCGGCGGTCGTTGCGGGTTGGTTTGGTCATTTCACTCATCGTCGCTTCCAGCGCTTGCTCTAATAATTTACGGTCAGTCATTTCATACCCTTTCCAATCTCAGCCCCAACTTGCTTGTGCTATATGCTCTATATTTATCGCTCATTCATTCCCCCTTGCTCGGATGGTAGTGGCGAGTACCAAACCAGCCCACTGTGCATCGCTGTGCATTTCACCTTCTCGCGGCTTTGATGCGTCCTCACATACCTTCGCGCACGCCTCACGCACGATGGCTGAAACCAAGGCCAGCTTTGCATCTAATGCCTCTCGCCCTGGCCGATACTGTCCTGAGTCGATCAGCAAAAGTTCTTCAGCGGTGAAAATCTCCTCAAGTCTCATTTATTCACTCCTTGCTTTCAACATAGCATCGGCCATTGCGTAAGAATCAAGCGCGACACCAATGCGCCAATGCTCGTCGGGAAAGCATTCGCACTTATAAAGATTAACCTCCATCGCCTTCGCTGCAAAGTAATCGCGCAGGGTCATGCCTTTTTCACGAACGTCTTGCAATTGGCCGATAATCGGAAACGCTGTCTTACCATTGTTAATCACATTAGTCATATCTGCTCGTACTTTTGCTTCGAGCAATGCGGCGAAGCGTTCAAGTCGCAGTTCACCTTTATGGTACGTAAGCGCGCTACCAAACCCCGCCTCCCGCGCCAGTGCGATAATGTCGTCTTTAGTCATTTTTCACCCCCTTCCGGTTCTAGTGTAATCGTTGGCGATTCGTCACAAGAGTCGACCAGGTATGTGATCGTTGCCACAAAAATCACACCAATGATTGCAACGAGGCGATTTTCTATCGACCATTGACTTGGGTCTATTTGCCAAAAGACAAACGATGTTGTCAGGTACGATACCGCGATTGGCAGTATTACAAGTTTCATCATTTTCATTTCATTCCTTTTCACATAACTTAACGTTTAAGCGGATTCGCTACGCTCACCACTGAACTCGGCGTTAGGCCACACGGCCCCGCTTCCACGCGCGCAGCCAGTACGGCAGCCGCAGTGCCAGCGCCATCAAGATAAACGGCAAAGCCCACCATCTGGATTCCGACGCCAACCACACGTTGGCAAGCACTATTTGCGCCCAGAAAGCCATATCTTCGGCAGTTGTTGGGTTTCCCATCATTTTCATTTCATTCCTTTCAAGTATCGTTTAAGCCTCATTGAGGGCATTCTTCTGTGGCGCGTCTTTTTTTTCTTGGATAGAATTGGTTAATGAACGGCCAATCAATTTGTGTGTAATCGCGCTTCGGAATTCTTGGATGGTAAACCCAACAAAAAATGGAGCAGCTTCCTCGATACAATTCGCTTTGCAGGTAAAAAACGCGCCTGTAGCCAAGGAAGTTCATAAAGCGCCACCAAATTGTGCGCTTGCTTATGTCAGTCATTTCATTCCTTTCAAGCGGGAGGCTCTAGGCGAGCATCCCAATTTTTTGAGAAACTGAACGGCAGGCGACCGTAAATCTCGGCGCGCCTGCGTTCCTCTGCGCTCAGTTCGCACTGGCGTACTGCCTTCCTGGGCGGTGGCGGTGTCACGCTGTCCTGTTTGACCACGGTTTGCTTCACCACGGACTGTTTCGCCACAGCCTGCTTCACCACAGCCTGCTTGACGCCGACAGGTTTGCCCATCGAGTAGATCATTTCATGTTCCCGAGAAGCCAGTCATCGACGTCTTGCTTTCGGTATCTGATTGCGCTTCGGCGGCCTTCGCCCATCTTGATAAACCTGGGGCCTTGGCCGAGGAACCGCCAGCGCTCCAGTGTGCCGATGTGGACTTGAAGCGCTTCAGCGACCTGCTCGGGTGTCATGATGTCAGGGGCGGTTGTGATCATAGCTGCTCTCTCAGATTGGCGAGTCATCGGTCTGCGGCATCTCGGCGGTCTGCGGCATCTCGATCACGTTGTCGTCCTGCGCTTGTTCTGGCTTTGACGGCGCTGCATCGGCTACACGCTGCAGCCTGCTCGGGCGCTTCGCTGCTGGCTCTGCGGCTTCTTGCTGGGCTTCTTGCTGGGCTGGAGCGGTTTCCGTGGCGGGTGGCATAAAAAGATCGTCGTCCTCGCGGATCACACCGTCGATGTCGGTGCTTAGTGGCAGACGCTTGGCATGGCGGCGCACCACGGTTTTCTTGGCCATCTCAGCAAAATCGGTGACCCACGGGCCGGCCTGACCGGAGCGGCTTCGGCGGCGTATCGCTTCGACATCCTCGACCGACATCACCTCGCGGGACTTCTCGCCGTCCTTCATGGTCACGATGCTGTACACGGCGATCATCTTGCCCCGGCTGGCCAGCGTCGGCTTGTGAGTGATGTGCTCGTCGTCGCCCAGGCAGAAGTCGAACTGGTCGTTTTCGTAGACCGCCTGGACTGACCAGGTGCTGATCTCGCCAGAGTTGCGGACTAGCTTCATGATTCCGGCGACCATCGGCATCCACTGCGCCTGGTCTTTAAACGTCACGATTGCGCCTTCGCGGCCATCAGGCATCAGGCCCATCTGCGCGGCCTTGGTGGCGGCTGCAAACAGCGTGCGGCGGTCAGCCTGCATAAGCTGCGGATTGGTCTGGACGGCGGTCAGTGTCGTGCGGACAAAGCGTTCGACCGGGACGTGAGACGGAAGCGCGGCTTTGAATTGTGGAGCCATTTTTTCGATGGCGGTTCGTACTTCTACTACTGCTGTGCTGCTCATACTTGCTCCTTCGTTGGTGGTTGGTGTTGCGATTTTCGCATCAGTATAACCTAGTTTTTGCGGCTTGTGTTGGTTATTCTCATGTTTCTGTAGCCTTTTCGTCCACCATACGTCTGGCCGACCATGTCGGCGGTGATCACTGTTGGCGGCGTATCCGCGATCATACTGGCGCTTATTTTCCACGTCTGGCCGATGACTTTCTCGGCATCGCCAATTGCGGTAAGCAGCATTGCTTTGGCGATCTCGGCGTCGTCTTTGGCGTTGTCTGCCAGCGCTTTGGCCGTTTTGTAGTTGGTCACCATCGTTTCGATATTCGCATCGTTGCTGGCATCAAGGACTTTACCTGGGTCAGCGTACTGGTGCAGCCGGATCACTGCCTGGGCATCGTCGGGCATGATTGGCGGCGGTTCCTCACCGGCAGCGACCGTGCGCCAGAATTCTGCGACCCGGTGACGTATGGCGCGGATCACTTCCTCGTCGCGCTCTCGCTCTATCACTACCGTTCTGTTGCCACCGATCAGTGCGCCGATGTAAGCGCGTTTGAGACCGGAGACCAGCATCTGATGCTGCACTTGCATTTCGATATGCTCGGGCGCTTCGACCGTGCCGTCGTCGTGCTCGATCCAGCCGTCCCGGAATGCTAGGTAGTCGACGTTCTTGATCTCAAGGTGCGCTGCTCCGTCCGGGTGATTGGTGATCAGAAAGTCAAAAGAGGCTCCGATCCGTGCGTCCGGGTCGCGCATGTATTCTTTCATCGGGCGTATTTCCCATCCACGCTCCTCGGCGATGCCGTGCGCGATGGCGGCTTCGAGACGGTTGCCCCATTTCATGCGTTCGTTTGCTTTGAATTCTGGCGCGGTTCCGGTGCTCTTGCGATGCCACAGTTCGTAATGGGTCACGTATGGCGACATACCAAAAAGGGCGGCAGATTCGGTGCTTGTGATGTCGCGCTGGCGGTGCGCCAGCCATTCGGCCTCGGTGGTGTATTGTATTACTTCGGTTGTCATTTCATTTCCTTTTCGATTTGATCAGCATGGACAATAATTTATTTGGTGTATATCTCGTGTTTTTTTCCTTTAGTTTTGCTTCAACGGCGCGGGCAAGACCCCAGGGCGCTACAATAGATTTCAAAGTTTCTATTAATTCCTCGTCAGTAAGCTCTTGACATTTTCGTCGCTCCTGCTCTGGCGGGGTAGTGTAGATAGGTATGTTGTTGTCTTTGTCCTGCTTTGTTCCGTAGGCCGTCCAGCACTTGCCTGCTTTAAGCGCCGCCAGTCCTTCCGGGTACAACCACGCCAACGACTCCTGCTCTGGCGGGGCGGTGTAAAGGGGGCGAATCCAATAGGCATAAGGAGACCCAGAAAGTTTTTGCTGGACACACCAGTCATGTGCCATGTCTTTTTTTGAAAACTGATTCGTTGCCTCGTTTTCAACCATTACTTGCCACGCCACCGGCTCCTGCTCTGGCTGCGCTAGTCGAGTGTGTATTGCTGTTCGTATTTCATTTGCTAGGCTGACAAACATCGGCGTGTATGCGTTTGGCGCTACCATTTTGAATGCCAATGCCTCAATATGATCAGCTATCTTCATTATTTCTCTTTCAGTTTTGAAAGTCATTTCGTTTCCTTCCCGCTTCTTAGCGCAATAAACAAAGGCTTTTCAATTGTGTAGAAGCGTTTGCCTGACGACGCGTACTTAGCCAGCAGTGTGGCGCTCATATCTGCTTCGGATGCGCTGGCGTAAATTGCCACCACTTCTACGCTCTCTTGAAAATCGTTCTGGTCAATCTCAGTTTCAACCATGACTACGTATGCTGTTTTTGCGCTCATAAGACCCCCGCGACGCCAAGGCCAACAATCACAGCAAATCCGATCAAACAGACAACCAGCACTATTCGGTCTGCTAATGAGTTTTCCTCACCTAGAAGAGCGCTCTGCAGGCGCTCCATGTCTGGGTCTGGTATGTACGCTTGTTTCCGCACGTATGCGGAGCCGATTTTCACTTTCATCTTAATTCCTTTACCCCGAATTTCGTCGGGCGGCGGTGCAACGGGCGTTGCGATAATCGCATCATGCCAGAAAATTAACATAAGTCAACACATATCCTTATTGCTTTGTGTGGTTATTTGCTGTGTTGCGCTGGCGCTACATTCACGGCTGGATCAGTAAGACGGGCGCTGCCCATTCCAGGCTGGCTTCGGTGATTCGACTCGACTGGTGTATTGCGTACTTTCCTTGGGCGTAGCCTAGGCGCGGGTATGCGACCGTCATCATTCCACCAGCCATGCGTTGCTGATGCCACATCTAGCGAGGCTTGGCAATCGTTGTTATAATCACAACACCTAAACTCTAATTTTAATCATGACCCCTGCTGACAAAGTGATCGAAGTTTTTGGTGGCATCCGTGCCGTAGCGAAGCTAGTCGGGCGAAATCCCTCGAGCATCCAGCGCTGGAAGAAGCCTCGCTCAGAGCGCGGTACTGGAGGCGCTGTGCCTACGGCGTGCCAGGGCAGGCTGCTGGCAATTGCCAGGGATCGGGGGGTTCCGCTGGCCGCAGAGGATTTAATTACTGACTGCGGTGGGGACAAGGGGGCTGTGTGACACTTCTGCTATGATGCGAAAATCGCAACAGTCAAAGGAGTGATATGAGATTCGGAAGTGTGTGCAGCGGGATAGAGGCCGCCAGCGTGGCGTGGCATCCGTTGGGATGGAAAGCCGCGTGGTTGGCCGAGATCGAGCCGTTCCCGAGCGCCGTGCTGGCGCACCATTACCCCGACGTGCCAAACCACGGCGACATGACCACGCTGCCCAAGCGCATTCTGCTGGGCGAGGTCGAAGCGCCCGATCTGTTTTGTGGTGGCACGCCCTGCCAAGCGTTTTCCGTGGCCGGTCTGCGTCGTTCGCTGGACGACGAGCGCGGCAATTTATCCCTAACCTTTTGTGAGATCGCCGATGCAATTGACCATGTCCGAGGTATGCGAGGAGAGTCCCCCTCCATCATCTTCTGGGAAAACGTCCCCGGAGTCCTATCGACCGCCGACAATGCGTTCGGGTGCTTTCTGGCTGGGCTTGCCGGAGAAGATGACCCGGTTCAACCGCCAGGGGGAAAGTGGGCGAACGCTGGTGCTGTGTATGGACCACAAAGGGCAGTCGCTTGGCGGACCCTGGACGCCCAACATTTCGGAGTGGCCCAACGACGCCGCCGTGTGTTCGTTGTCGCAAGTTCTCGAGACGGGTTCGATCCCGCCTCGGTTCTTCTTGAGTTCGACGGCGTGCGCCGGGATACTGCGCCGCGCAGAGAAACGCGGGAAGGTGTTGCCGGAGGCGTTGAGATTGGCCCTGGAGGCGGTCGCTTCACCGACCTGAATCCAACGCTGGACACCCGCGCCAAGGACGGCCCGATCCGCAACCAGTTGGCTGGTGCTGTCATCACCATGGCCCACGGCCAAGGCGGCGCTGAGATAGCGCAAGACCGCAGCCCAACGCTGACTTGCAACCATGAGGCGCCGATTGCGGTGTGCGCGCTACAGGGAAACATGATCGGGCGCCATGACTTGGCTGGTCCGTCGGGGTCCGGCATCAGTGCCGACTTGTGCTTCACCCAGACCAAGATGGACGTGCACGCCGTGGCATACGGCATCCGCACCGCCAACACCAGCAGCAACGGCTGGGGCATCCAGGAGGAAGCCACGCACACGCTGGACGGGGCGATGGGGATCGCTGTGGCGCACAGCCATGCGGTGGCATTCCAACAAACCGCAGACTGCCTAACCGCAGCCTACGGCACCAAGTGGAACGGCAACGACAGTGCGACCAATGGGAGTTTGTTTGCGGCGCAGGCGGTGGCGGTGGCGTTCGACACCTACAACCAAGACCTGAACCCCCATGTCACCCACGCGCTGCGCGATGGGAACAGCGAGGGCACGCCGGCAGTGCTGCAAAGCATGGCCGTCCGCCGCCTGACCCCGGTGGAGTGCGAGCGCCTGCAAGGCTTCCCCGACAACTACACCGCCATTCCCTGGCGCAAGAAACCCGCCAGCGAGTGCCCCGACGGCCCGCGATACAAAGCCCTGGGCAATTCATGGGCGGTGCCTGTCGTCGCCTGGATCGGTCGGCGAATCCAGAGGGCGGTCGCATGACAATCACCCTGCGCCCCTATCAGTCCACGCTGATCGAGCGCACCAGGGCGAACTTCCTCACGGGGAAACACCGCCAGCTTCTGGTACTACCTACCGGTGGCGGCAAGACCGTCTGTTTCTCCTACATGGTTTCCCGCGCCGTCGAGAAGGGCCTGCGCGTCTGGATTCTCGCCCACCGGGTTGAACTGCTCGACCAGATCGGACGCACGCTGCGCGACTTTGGCGTGCCTCACGGCGTCATTGCGCCCGGCTACATCTCTGACCATCGCCAACCGGTACAGGTGGCTTCGGTGTTTACACTGGCTCGGCGGCTGGATCGGTATGCAAAGCCCGACCTGATCATTGCTGACGAGGCGCATCACTGCACGACCGGCTCGACCTGGGGGCAGGTCATCTCAGCGAATCCGCAGGCGAAGCTGCTCGGCGTGACAGCCACACCTTGCCGTCTGGACGGCGCTGGCCTGGGCGATCTGTACGATGTCATGGTGCAGGGGCCAACAGTGCGCGAGCTAATTGATCTGGGCGCGCTGTCACCGTACCGCCTGTTCGCTCCGGCTGGCATCGATCTGTCCGGCGTGCACACTAGGATGGGTGACTTTGTCCGGGGCGAGCTTGCGGCGGCGGTCGATAAACCGTCGATCACCGGCGATGCTGTGGCGCACTACAAGAAGCTGGCATCAGGCCGTCGGGCGGTGGCGTTCTGCGTAAGTGTCGAGCACGCTTACCACGTCGCCGAGCAGTTTCGTGCTTCGGGGATTCCGGCGCAGTCAATCGATGGGAGTATGGAGCGGACGCTGCGCGCTTCGGTGCTGTCCGAGTTTTCGGCGGGGCGCGTGCAGGTGTTGACGTCCTGCGATTTGATATCTGAAGGATTTGACGTGCCCTCGATCGAGGCGGCGATCCTGCTTAGACCGACACAATCGCTCGGACTGTACTTGCAGCAGGTAGGCCGGTCTTTGCGGACGGCTTTGGGGAAGGAAGAGGCGATCATCCTGGATCACGCTGGCAATGTGAAGCGGCATGGCCTGCCTGATGAGGAGCGAGACTGGTCGTTGGATGGCTCCGCTAAGAAGCGCGGGGCGCAGCGCAGCGAGGTTCCGGTCAAGACCTGCCCGTCGTGTTTCGCCACAGTCCATTCGGCCACGACCCACTGTTCCTGTGGCCACCAGTTCGTCACCCAAGCCCGCGAGGTTGAACACGTCGATGGCGATCTTCAGGAAGTCGACCCGCGCCTGGTTCGGCGGCAGCAGCTGCACGAGCAGAGTAAGGCTAAGACCGAAGCCGACTTGGTGGCGATTGGACGTTCTCGCGGGATGAAGCGGCCTGAACTGTGGGCCCGGCACGTGATGCGCGCGCGCATGGCGAAGTATGGGGCGCGGGCATGACCTGCCTCGGCTGCCAGCGGTGCGAGACCGGGCCGATGGTCACTCTGATCTCTGGTCAGCAGGTCTGTAACTACTGCCCCGACTGGCGGGTTGAGTGCGAGGCGCGTCACGTCGCGTCGATGGAAACACTGCGCGAGCGGCGTGAATATTTACAGCACGTACATCAGAAGCGCGGCTCCGAGGCGTATCTCGAACTGGCTGGGCTGGTGAAGCAAATATGGGATCGGCGGTCGGATGCGTGAGTCTGACTTGATGCGCTCGATCATGCTTGCCCTGTCTAACGCTGGTCACTTCGTCTTTCGCTGCAATGTGGGGCTTTTCTACACCAAGGATGGCCGTCCGGTAATGACTGGTCTACCTACCGGTTTCAGTGACTTGGCAGGACATCGTGCAGGCGATGCGCGTGCTTTTTACATCGAGGTCAAGTCGCCGGATGGGTATGTAAGCCCGCAGCAGCGCGATTTTATCGACGCTATGCAAAAAAGAGGCGCGCTGTCCGGCGTGGCGCGGTCAGTGTCCGATGCCCTGGACATCGTATCTGGCCGGTCGATCTGATGCGTTTTTCGCACCATTTTCCTACATTCTGAGCTATACTTGAATAACACGGGATAGGGTCGCTCCCGAAGAGGCGCTTCATCACCGTCCTGCCCGTGTACCACTAGTGATGCTTCTTTGATGGGGAAGATTTTGGATATTATTACTTTTGGTGATTGCCGTGACACTATGCGTCGCTGGGCGGCTGATGGTGTACGTGCTCAGACTTGTGTTACAAGCCCACCTTATTTCGGACTACGCGACTACGGTCATCCCGGTCAGATTGGCCTGGAAAAAACCCCAGAGGAATACATCGCTGCGATGGTCGAGGTGTTTCGGTGCGTTAAGGATGTGCTGGCCGATGACGGAACGCTGTGGCTGAACATCGGGGATAGCTATGTGGGTGCGATGAGCCAGCACAAGGACAGCGGCAGCTTTGGCGAGACATCGTGCATCAGCAAAAAAACCAAAAGCGGCATACCGCAGACAGGTCGAGTTGAGCGCAACCGTTTACTGAGAGAGAACGGCCTGAAGCAAAAAGACCTAATCGGAATCCCCTGGCTGCTCGCCTTCGCCCTTCGTGCCGATGGCTGGTATCTGCGCCAAGACATCATCTGGCACAAGCAGAACCCGATGCCTGAGTCGGTGCGCGACCGCTGCACCAAGGCGCACGAGTACATATTTCTGTTGTCGAAGTCGGAGCGGTATTTTTTCAACATCGAGGCGATCAAAGTGCCAGCCAAGCAGGACTGGGGTACGCGTGACCGTACAAACGGCAAGTACCACAACGAAGGCTCTGGTCTGGCGCCTCATTCTGGCCTTGATAAATCATATGAGACGGCCAACCGTCGCAGCGTTTGGACGGTCGCCACCCGGCCATACAAAGGCGCGCACTTCGCTACTTTCCCACCCGCGCTGATCGAGCCTTGCATTCTGGCTGGCAGTCGTCCTGGCGACATTGTGCTTGATCCATTCATGGGAAGCGGCACCACCGCAGCCGTGTCCGTGCAGCATGGGCGGCATTATCTTGGCTGTGAGTTGAATCCGGCATATGGCGACTTGCAGCGCGAGCGCATTGATGCGGTTTCCGCATCGCGCCATCAGCTTGGTCTGAATCTGGAGGCTGTATGAGCCATGCGGACCAATTCAGGGCAGCGATTGCTGCAGCTGGGCTGACGCCACCGGATCAAATCATCGGCGACGGCAAGCTGCACAGATTCAGCACAAACGGCAAACCGCGCGACGAGGCTGGCTACTACATATTTCACGATGACGACCGTCCGGCTGGAGCTTTTGGCTGCTGGCGTTCTCAGATCAGCGGGAGTTGGAAGGCAGATTCCCATGTCGAGTTTACGCCAGAGCAGCGCAAGGAGTGGGCGGATCGCAAGCGTCAGATTGAGGAGCAGCGCGAGGCCGAGAGGCAGGCCGCTACTGCGCGTGCGGCTGAGACGGCGGCTAAGATGTGGGAGGCCGGTCATGACGCGGCGGATCGCGCGCACGACTACCTGTCGCGCAAGAAAATACCGGGCATCGGCGCACGTGTGCTGCGCGATATGCTCCTGATACCCATGCGTCTTGCGCCCGGCGCGCTGTGTGGCTTGCAGGTCATCCAGCCGGACGGCAGTCGTAAATTTCTAACCGGCACGCCGGCTGGTGGCGCATATACCACCATCGGCAGGCCGACTAAAACGGGGCCGATAGTGATCTGCGAGGGCTACGCCACGGGCGTGTCGATCCACTTGGCCACAGGTTATTGTGTGGTGGTGGCGTTCTCGGCGGGTAATTTGTCGGCTGTGGCGGCTAAGATCAGGGCGGCTTTGCCTGACGCTGTGATGGTCATTGCGGCGGACGATGATTTTAAGACGGACGGCAATCCTGGGCTATCGCGCTCGCGTGAGGCATCTGTGGCCGTGTCTGGTCTGGTGGCCATACCGTACTGGCCTGGTGATCGTGGCGACGGCACCGATTTTAATGACCTGCACAGCATGGAGGGCGTCGAGGCCGTTCGTGCCTGCTTTGACGACCCGGCAGAGCCTGCGCCTGATACTATAGAGTCGGACAAGGCGCAGAGTGTCCAGGCCGGGCAGCCGAAAAACCGCGCCAGCAGCGCAGTCGCGTCGTCTCCTGCGTCGGGCGCTGCATCTCTCGTCGATTATTACGCACCGTTGCCGGACACCAACGACAAAGGGAAGCCACTCGCCACCATCGAAAACGTTGCCGAGATATGTCGGCGGTTGTCTATCGTGGTGCGCTACAACGTCATCAGTAAGCAGGAAGAGATACTCATACCGCGCGCCGGGTTTTCTATCGACAATCGCCAGAATGCCAGCCTTTCCTGGCTGCTGTC